TTTAACTACGGATAAAATTATTTCCTGCTGATGTTCTACGTAAGACTTAACCCAGCGATCAAATTTTTGAAGATAGATAGTGTTCTCTCCTATACTTGTTCCATTAAGAAATATATTAGCTAATACCGGGTCGGTTCTATGTGCTGTAAAAATGTTTTCTTTAGAACGTGTGCCAGCAGCTTCGAACATTTTATCAAGGTCCGCTTGCGTAAGAGTTGTTAACTTTGCTTCTTCTCCTCCCTTGTCAACGAAATTGAAAAGTATACGACCTGTGTTTGAAGTGCCGCTGAATTTTCTTTGAAATAACTTTTCATACTTCTTCTTTTCATCTTCAGTAGGCTCGCCATTAAACAAAGACAACATAGCCGCTGCGAACATTCCGTTTTTTAGATTTGAGTAATGAAAGTTTGTAATTTCGATATTGGTCTCAATATCCTGGCACCCTTGAATGTATCCCGGTTCAGGATAAATGTTTCCGTACTCCTGAGCGGTTTGTACTTCGGTTTTAAAATAAAGAATCTGAGTTCCGGTTCTGATGGAAGGATTAAAGGCTAAATACTCTTTAAAGCTTTCGTGTGATTCAGGATTAGAATTTGGTTTGCCGTCTTCGTTGATCCATTTTTCACAATAAAATATCTTCTTTCCGCATGGAGAACACCTGAACTTAGCAAACTCCTGAACGTACACTTCAGAAATCTTTCCGTTATACCCGTAAATTATTTGCCATGCAAACCCGTTAAATATCTCAAAAGGCTCTGTGGTTTTTTTGAATATAGAGTTCCAGTCTTCGTAACGGTTAGCCTTGGACAAGAATAATTCGTATGTAGCTTGTTCGCCAACGGTTAAATTTTCAGAGTCATAACATAATCCTTTACCATAAACATGATCGGCTTTAGATTTAATTAAACCTCCATGAGCGGCATCTCTTTTGTATAGTTCTAACAGATAATTAGGGTAGTCGTTGCACGTTCCCCAATACAACCACGGCTTCCCTGTTTTTTTCTTAACCACAGGAGTAATATGGCTCTCAAACTCTATCTGTAATATTCTCCCCGCTTGGGTTACGTTATTCGCCATAAGTTTTAACTGAGGTTCTTATATCCTTGTAAGAATTAATTGTATTTGATGTTCCCTGCCAGTAAGCTTTTCCTTCTTCAACTAATCCGGTAAGAGTTCTTAAATCAGTTGTGTCGATGTTTGAATAATCGAAAGCGGAAGCGTCAGCAGTTTGATAGATGTAGTAATGATAAAAACCGAAGTCGTCTAACAATACCTTACCGAGTAAAGGGGTATTAACGCCCACTGTAATTACAAACCTATCGTACTCATTGGTATTTGAGCTTGAATTAGTTTGTGTACAGGCGACTTTTTTTCCGGTGTTATCATTAACAAACACGAAAACGAACTCAGGGGATGAGATGGTTACCTTTTCAGTAACAGTCACATCGACGTTGTTGGCTCCGGTTTCTAAGTAAATCATGTTGATATATGACTAAACTTTCAAAAGTTTCCCAATAAAAAACCCCAACTTAATGGGGTTCTTACGATGAGAGGATAAACTATGAAACAAAAATTACGCTGGCGTTGTTAAAGCTGTGATTAAAGAGCTAGGAACTTCTTTAGCTAAAGTCCTTTCTTCTGCGGTAAACGCTAACACATATCCAGATTGATCGTTAGCTGCGGTTCCTGAAGGAGCGGTTGAAGCTGCCATTCTCATACCAAATTCTTCACCTAACAATCGGTACGCCCCGTTCTTATCTTTTACAATAAATAAAAGGTCAGTCTGGGCAAGTACCATAATTTGTTGTGCAACTGAAGCCTGTTTTTTAGGAATGTAGAAGTTTAAGTTTTGATTAATCGCTAACGTACCTGTTTGTGCATTAGGATTAATATTCTCAACTTCATTCCCTACTCCGTATTCAAGGGCGTATGTCCAAAACTTCTTTCCTGAAGTTAAAAAGGAAGCAACGTTAGTAATGATTCCAGAAGCGGAAGTGATCGTTCCTTGTGTGTAGTTAGCAAACTCAGTTACATAAACTGTAACTAATCCCGGCGAACCATCACGACAAGTTTTTGCAATACTGCTATTTAATTGACAAGGCATTTAAATTTGATTTAAAAAGGGGGACTAAACCCCCGTTATTACACTCCTAAGTATTTGTAGATTCGTGAAGGGAACGCTACGTTAATACCGAACTTCCATTCGATGTTTAGTTTTAACTTGCGATCATCCTGGCTATACCACATTTCAATCTTCTCTTGTTCGTTCTCCATATCTGTGGCTCCATGAAGATTCATGTCTTCAATTGCATAGATGTAGTTCGTTCCAGTTAAACCGATGTCGGCAACAATTTCAATTGTAGTTCCTTCAACATACAGTTTTTGCGTGCCGTCTTTTGGATCGATATGATAAGCGTTGTCAGCAATCAGTTTCCATGCGTAAGCTGTTCTTACAGCCGGCGAGCAATAGAATTTAATTTCTGTATCTCCGCCTTTGTAAACATCTTCGTCAGCGATAACCAAAGCAGCCAAACCTTTCATCACCGTACGACTGTTTGCTTCCGACCAAGCTGTTCCAGAGTATGTACCTCCGATAGTGGCCGCATCGATAATTTTAATTAACCCGTCATATTTATTTAAGTAAGCGTTTCCTGAAGTTGTGTCGCCTTGCCAAATTGCAGTAGCTTGACGTTTAGCAGATTTCTGTAGAACATCGTCAACGATTTCGGTGTTATAGGTAAGCGATGTGTATTCGCTACCTTTAACCATTGCCTTCTGTGTGAATTTTGGTTCTAAGTCCTTTTCACACCATTCAAGGTCAATCTTTGGTTTACCAACTGACACTTCTCGTTGTGTGAAAGTCGTTCCACCTGAAGCATTGAAAGAACATCCTTGTGCTTGCCAAACACCTTCAGTATTCACGAAGTTGATTGTTTGAGTACTCTTAACGCCAGTCATTAAATTGGCGCTGGATTTAATTGCCTCAAGAATTGGGGATGTAGTAAAAAGTTTTTCGAAAATTACCTTCTCCGGTTGTTCGGTATAATTTGGTAATGCTGAAATATCGTATGCCATTTTTTATAGATTTACTCGTTAATTATTTTTTGAATTTGTTCAGTAGCTTCTCCTTTTTTGAAAGACTCACTGGTTTGTTTGCTGGGATTGTTATAGGTTCTGCCGATGGAATACCTAAAGACTCTTCAAAGAATGTTGAGAAGCCAAGGAATTTTTCTTTCAACTCTTCGTGTGCTTTTGTTTGGGCCTCGAACTGAGTTTTTAATTCATTGTATTTTTTATCCGCCGCCTCGCTGTTTTCTTTGAGTTGCTTTTCAAATTCAGCTTTCATTTGCGCAACCATTTCAGGCATTGCAGGAACAGCAGGTGTAGCCGGGGCCGCTGGTTTTAAGTCGGTAACCTTTCCATCAACAACAGTAATGATGTCTCCGTTCTCTGCTTCGTGATCGCCATTAGGGGCAGAGGCTTCGCCTTCCGGTGTGATAACAGTTAGGGTTGACCCTATGGCAAGTGCCGGTGTATCGTATTTAATTACTGTCCCGTCTTTTAATTTCGCTTCACCTCCCTGAGTTACCGGAGTAGCCTGTGGCGTTCCTGTTGGAGGAGTAGTTAAAGGGGGAGTATTAAACTTGAAAAATTCAGAAACCTTTTTGTGATCTTCAGGACTAAGGTTTTCTTTCATGAACTTGTTTAGCTTCTCTTTGAATGTCATGTTGATATATGACCAAAGAGTTTACATGTGGAATATTGGGATTGAAAAACTAAGCTAAAGCCGCTTCAATTGCGGAAGCCAGAGCCTCGTCGATTTCTGGAACTTCAGGTAAAACTTCCTGTTCGTAAAAGTTTCCTTCTACGGAAAATCCTGTATAGATTCCTGTTTTAATAAAGTCGTCCCACACTTTTTTATCGCCAACGTAAACGAATCCAAACCAGGTTCCATCTGGCAATTGTTCTTGTCCTAACGGAGGGTTTATACCCATTGCACGATTAATAATAAAGGACTGATACAAATAAGATCCTTCGATCATTTTTGCTGAGTCGTGCATCTCATTAATGTTATTGGCTAAACCTAGGCGAGAAAACTTCTTTACTATTTGCTCAATAGTTTCTTTTCTGAATCTTACGTTGTATTCTTCCGAT